CCCCATATTTCGATAAAAATTTTTGGAGAGTATTCTAAAATAGTTTTTTTAGCTCCCATCAATGCGTGTTCTTCATATCCTTCAACATCTATTTTCATAAAATCTATTTTTTCAAATTTAAAACTATCTAATGTTTTTGTTTTAACAACCTCTTCTTTTTTATTTCTAAATTTTTTCTGTTCTAAAGATGACATCCCAGAATTTCTATCTTTTGTTGTCATAATAGCATCAGTTTCAATATCTGATAATGCGTATTCATATAAAAATACATTATTTAATTCTTTACAATTTTCTTTATGACACTCTATGTGTTTTGACAATGGTTCAAAACATATAACTTTAGAAAAGTCTTTGGATAATCTTTTCGACCATATACCAACATGAGCACCAATATCTAAACAAACATTACCAGTTAAATTTAATTCTCTGTAACATTTTTGCTCATATTTAGCTGACCATCTTGGCCAAGATTCACTATCTGGTATCCAAATTCCCCTTTGATATTTCATTCATAAATCCTTCTAATCCTACTTCCATTGTTTTTTCAAACTCAGGAAACTTTGCTTTTTCAATATCATTGTTCAAATAATATTCTATTAGCTCTTTGTTAATAAAATAATGGCCATGCTTATGTTTAGGTAAATCATCTGGCCAATCTTTTGATATCTCCATTAGTGTTGGATGTTTCAATCCCTCTGCGATTGCTTTCGCAGAACTAGCTGCACCAACAAACAACTTTGATCCCGAAATATACTGTGCGACCTGTAACGCATCAGATACTAAAATTCTTTTTGGTTTAAACTCATATCGATTGCAAAATAATTCATACTCATGGTCTAGTCCAATAAATCCACAGTCATAATCTTTTAGTAATGTATAATCAAAAAATCTGAAGTCATGTTTCTGTGAATCCCAATCATGATATCTCTCTGTTATGTTTACTATGATATCACATTTATGTATGGGTTCTATATTGGTCAACCATGCGTGATTAGGACGCCACTGTTGCAAGTCACGATGCTCATCTAAATCAATATGCACACCGTCCATATATTTAACGTGTTCTGAGTGAAGTGTCACTCCACTTAGTTTGAGTGGAAACTGATGTGTTCTAACTCCAGCCACCAAACAGTTTAGGTTAATTAAATCACAACGTAACATCAAACGATAAAATGCCTGATACATATTGAAATCTATTGTTACATTTTCTGGTGGTTCATCTGACTGAACTACTGCACCAATATACGGTTGTGATTCTAATAAGGGTTTTAAATAGTTTGCAACCTCTGGTCTTTTGATGTGATAATATTCAACACCACCTCTGCGATGAACCGCAGGCAAACTATAAATTATATCTCCAATCTTAGCTGGGTGAAATGCGACTTTCATATTTTTCAAATCTTTCTATTGTTTTCTGCCACTCAATTTTAGGTTGAGGGTTTCCATAATGAAGTATATATTTTCCCCTTTTCCAGTGAGCGCCCCAATCATAATCTAACACGTTATACTTACCATAATATTTAGCAACTAAAACATTAAATATAGATTGATCGTGTTGTGCGTTTTTAATATCCTTCCATTTGATGAGTTCTTCTCTCCAATATTTTTCTGTCTTTTCAAAAAACTTTTGATTAAACAATACCACACCACTACAAAAATATTGATGTGTTAATGGTAAACCATGTATATTGTTTTTTCTCTCTATTCGTTTGTTGCCTGCTTCAGTATTTGCAACATCTCTAGTTGCAGAAAATTCAGTAAAATCAAAAATGTTTGGACAACTTTTTGTTATTATTGCATCAGAATCTAAATAAAATATATTATCATATTTTTTTGATAACTCATAAACATATAGTTTATGATAACAGGGTGCATAATTTCCTAACCATTCATTGTTTCTTAAACAAAAATAATCTGCATTATATTTTTCTGCATATTTTTTAGCTCTTACATTAGAGTAATCGTACAACTCTTTTGAATAGACAAACTTTTTTCTGCCAGATGTTTTTACATCATTTGGTTTTATATTAACTTGGAAAACTAAATTCATTATAGAAAATTCTCAAGACTTCCACTTTCTTTTTGTGCATACTTACCGATTAACTTTTCACCCTTACCGAAAACTCCCATAGAAGCCAAACGTCGATCCGTATATGCAACGCAAGTAAATCGTTGACCATTTCCACTTATAGGTGACACACCATGTACACAATTTGAATCTGCAATTATAACACTATTGTTAGGAGCATCTATCGCAACACCGAATTGAGGAAATACCAAGAATCCTCCAGAATAATCTCCTTCACGAAACAGACACATAGTTGTGAGTCCAGCATCAGTATCCCCACTGTCTACATGAGCAGACATTTGTTTGGTTTGTCCGACATGGTATCGGTTTGCAGACAAGGTTGTAAAAATTCCAATCCTGTGCTCTGGTTTTATGAAACTTTCTGAAAATGCTTTCTGACGTTTGTAGATCTCGCTATTAGCTTTTTCAAACGCACGTTCATTATAGAGTGCGAGCTCTTTTAATATTTCAAACTTTTCTGGGTTGTCTTTTGTCCAACCACTAGAGTCAATAGCCCCAGTGAACCGTCCACGTTTATATCCAATCATAACAGAATTTATTTCATTGGAGTATGCAATCATTCCCCATCCACCTTTACTAGTGCGAACATGATAACTATTTGGAGTTCGTAATTTATAATCACGACCTTCTACTAAACCTTTAGATTCCATATCTTTTTTATCGATAGGCCCGCTACAGTTTGCTCTCATCGTAGAACTATCTTCTATTGACATAAGAACATCACGCACTCGATTGTTTGGATATGCGTCTGTGATGATATATGCAAGAGGTATATCTCCATCTAATGTTGCAACAGGTTTTAAAATTGCTGTATCCTCAGTCACCGTTATTACTTCAGTGTATGCAGACTCATCAAGGAACTTTCCATTCCATTTTTCAAAAGTTTGACGAGTTCCTAAATCAATTTTAGCTGTTATTTTTTTCATGATACGGTTTTAATACTTGACTGTAAATTGAATCGACTAAATGTTTCATACAAAGTGGTGCAACCATCAAACCAACTCTTGCAAGATTTTCATCTAGTGTTCCTGTAAATTTATAATCATCAGGGAGAGTCATCAATCGTGCAGCTTCTTTTGTGGTATACACCCTATCTTCGCATGGATGTAAATGCACCGCCAAAGAGGTCATCAACCCTTGCTCACTTAGAGTATGCGAGGATTGATCCCAACCCACTCTACGAGATTGATAAAAAGAATGTTTCTTTTCTGGAACACTCTTTCCCCATTTACTTCGATGTGCGATCACTTTATCATACCATGGCCCTACGACATCATCACCAACACTAACATATGTCTCTGGATTCTTTGGTAGTCGCTTCAACCATTTGTATTTCGCACCCTTCTTCATGGACGCACAAAGTTCCTCTGATTGGTTTTGGTTATCAGGATCGCTTTGAATGTCCTCGATTGCATCTCTTATCGTTGGTGATACTTCTATATCTGGATCAGGATACAAACCACTCATACACATGAATGGCATACCGATATCGTCCAGTACATCATTTCTAATCGATAGAATAAACACTCTTTCACGTTTTTGTGGGACACCATAATGATTGCCCTTGAGAACCTTCCATACCGTTGTATAACCGTTAGCCTCAAAGTCATTGACCATTCTATTCAAATGATCCCTTGCATAGTCCATAGTCAAACCTTTTACATTTTCACACACAATCACTTTCGGTTGCATTTCACCAGCAATACGAATCTGTTCCCAAGTCAAATCTTCGATGTTCTTTTGCTTCATTCCGTATGCGGTCTTTTCCTTGTTCCATCCTTTCTTTTTAGTTCCAGACATTGAAAACGGTGGGCATGGTGGAGAACCATCAAGGATATCCAATTCACCGACTTTCAGTCCTGTCATTTCCATAATCTGTTCACCAGTAACATTTTTAATATCACCACAAATATGATGTGGAGTGTTTGGCCAGTTTGCAAGGTAATCGTTTACTGCGACCTGTTGAAACTCATTAACAAACAAGCAATCACCACCAGCTAGTTTGTATCCGCAAGAGGATCCACCGCCGCCCGCAAAGAACGAAATGTATGTAAATAATTTTCGGTCTGATGATTGTTTTAAATCATCTAATGTATATCTAAAATATCTCAATTAAAAAATCCTTCAAGTGTTAATTGACTTCCATAACTCATATCGAGATTCCATTTAATTTTATCTGTAATAAACTTTAACGGCTCAACAAATGATTTTTCAAACTGCACGCCATAATCAAGTATTGAATCAAAGTCAAACTCTTTCGGCAACTGTGTTGGAAAGGAGATTGATGTTGATTGATACAAATTTGGTTCCTTCAAATGCAAAAACTTAATCTTGTCACCTTCCTGTATAAAAGGATACTTGTGACTGAGTTTGTTCTTTCTCAAAAGATGGTTGTAAAGAATAGCTCCCTTACAATGAATAGGCGCGCCCTTCTTAAACAAGTTGTGTGATTCTGTCCACTTTGTAAGTCCATTGACTGAACGTGGATACGCAATCAATTCTGGTTTCATTTCCATAAACTCTGATCTAAAATCCTGTATGAAAGTGTTTAACACCTTTGAATCTTCGTACATAATAATCTTTATAGCTTGTTTAATCTTCTCACGACATGGTGCGGGCGTGGAACTTTTGACTGCTTCGATACCCATAATTTTGAGTTGTGGTTTTTGATAACGAACACCTTCGACATCCCATGCATTGAGAATGTATCGTTTCTTAGCTGTCCAGATTCCCTTGTCTGCAATCACCTCACGAGCCATCTGCATCTTCTGTTCGTATGCGTTTATGTATTCAGAGAGTTCCTGATAACTTTGATCAATATACGGTTCAATTTTCTCTCTAGCAAGACGATCCAAGAAATTGATAATTTCTCCAGTGTCTTGTTTCTCTGGATAGAGTTTGTCAATGAGTCTGTCAAAACGAATATAAACTGAGTCTGTGTCTGATGCAATGACGTAATCCAAGTCATCGGTTTTAAGAATTTTATTAAGATACCGAT